GCCTCAAAGATGACAAAGGATTTGATGCACGAGGTATAGACTACGGCACACTAACAAATAAATCATTCGCCGAAGTGGATGGGGCAGTGTATTATGGTAGATTATCAACAGGTTTGGAAATATGGGGCTACGATGGAACCTATACAGACGCAGACGGAAATATCCAAAATGCCGTGCCTGAAAAGAAAGTAGCACTTTTAAGTTTAAGAAACGACAACCTAGATGCCGCCGCCGTAACACCAAACATAAGCGACCACATAGCACCGATAGCACGAAACGAGCAGCGTGTTGTAGGAGCCAGAGGCTATGCAACCACACTTACAAAACAAAACAAAGTTTTAGAGATAGAAGCAGAACATAGCAGATGTCCTATACTAGCAGACGTATATAGTGCTTTCATAATGCAAGTTATAGCGTAGGAGTTTTATATGAAAATTAAGATATTAAAAGGGACAAAAACCGACCGACTTGTATTCGCAGGTGAAGTTATAGAAGTAGACGATAAAGTAGGCAAGGAACTTATAAACAAAGAACTTGCTGAAGCTATTAAAAAACCAGTCAAGGTTGAAAACAAAAAAGAGACAAAAAAATGAGTTTTCACGATATGCTGAACGATGACTTAAAGCACACATTAAGCTCTAGCGAGTTTGGTATATCGTGCTACAACGAAACAAAAGACATAACTTTTGAAGCTATATTTAAGAGCAGTTATAAGGAGATTGACGAGCTTGGAAACGAAACCATAAGCGACAGCCCTTATCTAACTATGAGCGACACTATAGCAATATCGCAAAACGACAAAATAACCATAGATACAAAATCATATTTGGTGAAAATTGTAAATAAGTCAGGAGCTGGGATGTTGGATATTTTATTGAAAGATTACTATGTATAAAAGAACAGCCATAAGACAATATTTTATCCAATATCTAAAAGATAACACAGAGTTATTTGACAACAGGATATATCCTATGCTGACAGCTCAGCTACAAGACGAAGATTATCCTAAAGTAGAAGTCGCTACAAGAGACGAAACTATACTGACTAACACTACGACACACACGGAGCGAGAGCTTAAACTTGAAATTGTGACAAAGTGTATCAACACACAAAACGATATGCTGATAGACTTTGATAGCACGATAGAAGAGACTATGTATGAGATAGAAAAGGCAATGTCAAAAATGCTCGGATGTGTAGATAAAAGCCCTTTTGCTTTATTTACAGACATTAAGCTAGAAAGCACCGAGATAAAAACGGACATAGGCAGCAAAATCGTGCTAGGATATGCCCTCTTAAAATACTCAATTTTTTATGATTATGAGTTGCCTTTGAAAGAGACGATATTGACAGAATTTGATGTAGGTGAGAGTTTGTCTTATCTAAACATTACAAACATAAAGGAATAATATGTATAAAATTATAAGCATAAAAAGATGTATCAATCCTGAGACAAACAAGCCATTTAGAGAGCTATTTGTTAAAAGGATAAACACATATTGGAAGCGAAGAGAGGCAGACGGAGATGTGAAAATCGCACCCAGCGATATTGAAGTCCAAAAAAAAACAAAAGCAAAGGATAGCAAATGACTTTTAAAGAAATAGGAAATTATAACATACCTTTTAACTTTGTAGAACTTAGCAAAGCACCGACACCAAAAGGACTTGTCAAACAGGACTACAAAGTCTTATTGGTAGGACAAAAAACCGCAGGGACGGCTGAGACAAACAAAGTATTAAAGATATTTGGGACAGATGAAGCGGATTTAAAATTTGGCGAAAATTCTATGATGGCATCACAATGCCGAGCATATTTTGCAGCAAACAAGTCTGTAGAACTAAATTGTATAGCACTAGACGACCTATCAACAGGAACTCAAGCCTCTGGAAATATAGAGATAGTAGGAACAGCCACCGAAAATGGCACACTAGCAATATATATAAACGGCAAGAGCTATGCCACACCGATCGCAGTAGGTGATACTCCTACAGACATAACTACAAAGATAAAAGCAACTATAGATGCAGATAATAAAGCGATGTTTGGTGCTGTTGTGAATGGTAAAGATTTAGAACTTACCGCTGTTCATAAAGGAGCTATAGGAAACGAGATAATCATAGTTAAAAACTACAATATAGACGATGTCAATGTAGGTGGAGTTATAGCAAATTTAACACAATTCACAGGAGGTGTTGGAAATCCGAACATAGACTTCGTGGTAGAAACAATAGAAAACAAGCAGTATAATATTATATCTGTGCCTTATACAGACAATGCCACAATCACAACTATCAATACCGCTTTGAATGATAACTGGAAAGCGACTGAAATGCTGGACGGTATAAACATAGTCGCAGTAAATGATACCGTGACAAACTTGACAACCAAAACAGCTAGTCTAAATAATCTAACTTCAACTATATTGGACGGAGTTCAAGGTTTTAAAACAGGAGCAGAAATCGCCGCAAACTTGATAGGGACAGGTGCTGATATATCTCAAGCAGATCCGACAGCCCCGTGGAGCGGATTGGAATTAGTAGGAATTTTGCCTTTAGATAACAGAATACGAACAGAGCGAAATGTCCTATCAGGAAACGGAGTAGCAACCCTAGTCAGAAATGGCAATAAATTGTATGCAGATAGAATTGTGACAACTTTAGTTAAAGACAAATTTGGAGTATCAATCCCTCCCGACGAAACGGACTTACGATTATTTTTAGCACTCTCATATGTTAGATATGCTTTTGCTACAAAAATATCAACATATAGAAACTGGAAGCTCGGAGGTGATGATGACAGGTTTAAAGCAGGTATAAAAGTCATGACACCGAGTTATTATAGAACACAACTAATCAATATATATGAAGTGTTGGTAGAAAATGGAATTTGTGAAAATCAAAAAGAGTTTAATGACAGCATAATAGTAGAGCGAGACGGCAACAGACTTAACTCAACTTTTAAAGTAAATGTTATAAATGTTAGTTTGCAACTGGCAACTAAAATAGAATGGGAGGTATAAAGTATGACACACGGAGTTAAAAGAATTATCGCGAATGGTGAAACAATTGTCGGTGTTCAAGGCGATATAGAAATTACACCTAGCGGTATGGAAAAAGAGCCTTTGGTAGCCGTAGATGGCAAGGTCGCAGGATTTACAGGAGAATATAAGGCAGGACAGGCAGAGCTTACTACAGTCATCACAGAACTTGACAAGTTTGCTATACTTAAAAATATGGAGGACGGAGAGCTGGTTATAGAGCTTATGTCAGGCTCAAGTTTTGTATTGACCGACACCACACAAACCGCAAACGAAAGTTTCAAGCCAGACGAGGGCAAGATTAAACTTACTTTTGTAGGAAACGGGAAATTTGTATGAAATATAAACTCAAGCGACCGATACTAGACCTACAAGGCAAAGAGATGACAGAACTGACAATCCGAGAGGAAATAAATGCTCCTGATTATATAGGAATGAAAGCTACCGATACATTGGAGGCATTACTAGAACCTGTGTTGGCACTTACAGGACTTGTCAAACAACAATATGCAACAATGCACCCTGCAGACTACATAGCGATAGCTGGTATCGTGGGGGAGTTATTGGAGATAAAAACTCCTACAAAGAAAAGATAGCAGTGATAGCATACATACTGCACATACAACCTAGCGAACTCAAAAATCAAACAATGATAAATGAGCTATACGAACAAGCCGTAAAGTTTGTCCCTAAAGGAAATAAATGAGAGATTTAAAAGCAAGTGTTAAAATAATAGACAAAGCCACAAAACCACTTCGCAAGATAAATCAAGCATTCAAGGGTATAAAAAGCACAGCGAAAAAAGCCTCTGGAAGTGTGGGTATGCTACAAGGCTCTATAAACTCTATAAACAGGGTTCAGAGCAGAATGGGTCGTATGGGTGCGAACCTTAAAAAACAATCCGCTGGTATGCAAAGCAATGTTATAGGGATAGCCGCAATGGGATATGCTTTTAAGCAAATATTAGACCCTGCTATAAAATATGAACAGGCGATGAAAGATATAGAAAGTGTAGCCTTTGGAAGTGCTGATGCCTCTGTGCCTGTAGCTGAAAATATGAAAAAACTTGCCGACCAGTCCAAAGAGCTGGGTGCTACTACTAGATATAGTGCTGTAGAAGCAGCAGAAGGTCAATTGTTTTTAGCAAAAGCAGGGTTTAAGACAAACGAAATCTTATCGGCAATGTCGCCTCTTTTATCTTTAGCAGCCGCAACAGGGAGCGAACTTGGTAGAGCATCAGACATTACATCAGACCTTTTAGGAGCATTTGGGAAAAAAGCAAAAGACACAGGTGAATTAGCAGATTTATTAGCAGCAGCATCAAGCTCAGCGAATGTTGATATGGAAACTCTTTTTGAAACCTTAAAAGAAGCCGCACCGATAGGGACAGCAGCAGGGCAAAGTATGCAGGGAGTTGTCACAGCGACAGCGATATTAGGAAATGTAGGTATAAAAGGAAGTCAAGCCGGAACTGCACTCAAAAATGCCTATGTGAGACTAGCAAGCCCCGCAGCCGCAGGTGCAAAAGTTCTTAAAAAGCTAGGTATTGAAGTAGCTGATACAAATGGTAATATGCTACCTTTAGAAACTACATTATCCAACATGGGTAAAAAGATGAATGATTTGTCTCAAACTCAAAAGATACAAGCACTAGATGCAGTTTTTGGAAAAAGGGCAATGGCAGGTGCTATAAATTTAGAAAAAGCAATAAATAGTGGAGACTTTGAAAATATGCTTACTAAGTTATCATCAGCAGAGGGAACCGCGAAGAAAATGGCAAACATAAGAATGGATAGCACCGAGGGAGCTTTTATAGAATTAGGGTCAGCTTTGGAGGGTGTAGCTATCGTATTTGGAACAGTCTTAACCCCTTTGATTAGAGACTTCGCAAACA